GGGTCATTCTCTGATGACAAGACAGGACCCTATGATAATTACATTGCAGGTATTCGTACCTGCATTTTTGTATCTTATCTTGTCACTAATTGTTTTATCGTTAGCGGAGTAATCCGTCATTGGAATTATGAAAGCAGAACTAACAGCAGCAACCGAAGCACTGAAGAAAGCATTGCACAGTGCGATCGACGATCCCCAATTCAACCGCAGTCACCTGAGTGAGTTGTGGCGGCACTACACTGGTCTGCAGACCATCACTGAAGCATGTGCTGATGACGTGCCACAGATCGAATTCCCTAGCAGTCCGATCTATCTCAACGACAACTTCGACTATCAAAACATCGACACTGGTATCACTGGTGGTGCAGGTGGTGACACCATCTCAATCAGTAGCGACACCTTTGGCGCAGCGGGTCCTGTAAACCTGGACTTTGGTCAAGGTCAGGATGTCATCACATTTTCTTAAGGTTTCTGGACAAGGGGGCTTGACAACTTAACAAAAGTTATATATAGTTACATACAGTAACAAACCTTAACAATGACTGTTACAACCAACGAGCTCGGACAGGTCAACATGTTTGCCAACGAGCCCGCAATGTACATTGACCCTAAAGTAAAGAAAGCCATGCAATCAGACGTTTACGAAACTCATAACGAGTCTGCAGAGAAACTCAATGGTCGCCTAGCAATGCTCGGCATCATCTCTGCCTTCCTGTCCTATGCCTTCACTGGCAAACTCTTCTTCGGAGTGTGGTAATCATGACACCTGAAGCAGAAAGATTCAACGGATGGGCAGCAATGATCGGTATCATTGCAGCAATGGGCACCTATGCCACCACTGGACAAATCATCCCAGGTCTCTGGTGATGAGTTTAGAGTGGGCACAGACCATAATTTTTATATTCACTCCATTCTTCTTCATGCTGCTACTGGCAGACACAGATGATGACGGTGATGACGATGATTTGGGCGGTGGGACAATGGTCCCAGTGTACACTCCATCTTGACAGGACAACTAAATACGCTATACTAATGGGGTCCTGCGGGACCCCTTTCTACTATGGATAGACTAAACATGAGACCACTTGTAATGGTATCAGCAATGCTGCCACTGCTTATGGCATGTGCTTCTTCTTCCCCTCAGAAATCTGAAGCAGCAGGACTCAGACCTACTAAGATCTATGAGCGCAGATGGGAGTGCGTTGACTGCACACCAGAGGAGAAGAAAGTCGTAGCGTATTTACAAGACGTAAAGATCAACGACAAAAATGCTATTGCTACAATTCTTGGCAACATTAGACAGGAGTCTAATTTCATTGCCAATATATGCGAGGGAGGTGCTAGAGTTCCTTACCACGATTGTCATCGGGGTGGTTATGGCATCATTCAGTGGACCAGCGTAAACAGATACAACAACCTTGGCAAGTTTGCTAAGAAGTATTTCTGTGACCCCTCTGAATTCAACTGCCAACTCCGTTACATGGTTAACGAGAGTGTCTTCCAACGTCAACTCCCTTACTTCCAAGGAGGGGGTCAGACCATCTCGTACTATATGAAACCTGCCTACCGCTGGTTGGGTTGGGGTATTAAAGGTGCCCGTGAAACCTACGCATACGAATATCTAAATAAACTTAAGATGTTTGGATGAGACAATGTATTGTCTGGAGTTTTACTGGGAAGGAGAGTGGATCAAGTTAAAAAACTACTCTAATCTATCTCTACCAAAAGCTCAATTCCTCCTGCATTTATGTAAGTCTGGGCAGGAGGCTTTCAAAACCAAGAAAGAATTCAGGATGATCCCGCATGATTGATGACTGGCGCTATGATGATGGCAAGATGGCAGAGAGGCAGATTTGCCTTACTGCATTCATACATGAGGGAATCCCCATAAATAGAGAAGTGTATGAGTTCTGTCACTATTATGTGTCAAACGGGATGCTTCAAGTCCCTTCGACGCAACAACAACTGGAAGAAGAATTAGGTCGCCATAACGGTGACCTTTATGCTTTTGTTGGTGAAAAACTCTTTAAGGAATTTTCCCGATGGCAAAGTATAAATGAAAGATCTGAGCGACAAAAAAGCAATCAAGAAACTAATCAAACAAGCAAAGAAACATCCTGAATGGTATACGCCTCAAGAGGTTGCGTATGCTAAACTGATGAAAAAAGTAATCAAGAAACCCAAAGACACCTAATGCGTATCGTAATCGTTGGAGGTGGCACGTCAGGATGGATGACTGCCGCTGCTTTTTGCAAGACCTTTCCTACTTGGGACATCACCATGATCAATGGTGGTGATGCTATCGGAGTGGGAGAGAGCACGACACCACACATCAATCAGTATCTCAAGTACATGGGGATCACTGATGAAGTATTCCTTCCTGCTGCACGAGCAACATTCAAATCCTCTTCAAGGTTTGATGGTTTCGTCAAGGAAGGAGAAGTATTTCACTATCCCAATGGACAATCTGTCCTACAAACCGTAAAATTTCAGGAGTGGATGCTCGCCAAAGCATTTCACCCAGACAATCTACCTCCCTTCTCGGAGGTATTCATGCCATTCGTGACGGTGGCAGAAGCAGGGCGACTCCCACTGAATAAAGATATTCTGGAGCCCTATGACCTTGCAAAAGACCGATCATTCCATATCAACGGAGCAGCATTTTCCGACTACCTACGAAGGACCTTTTGTAAGGATCTTAAGGTGGTTGATAGTAAAGTTAAGTCTGTTGCTACTAAGGGAAGGAACATCGAGCATGTCGTGGTCACAGGTGGACCATACAAACTCGGGGGAGAAAAGATTTTTGGTGATCTCTTTATCGACTGTAGTGGGCAGCAAGCAGTGCTCGCAGGATCGCTTAGCAAGTGGCAACCCTTCTCTTCCATTATCAATGATAGAGCACTCGTAGTTAAGACTGATTATATCAATCGTCAAGAAGAGATGGTGCCCTACACCAACGCCAAAGCAATGACTGCTGGTTGGCAGTGGACCATCCCTACCTATGACTTCATCAGCAGAGGATATGTATTCTCCTCACAGTTTCAGAGCGAGGAGGATGCCCGTAAAGAATTCGGTTACGATGACGCACGTCTGATCAAGTTTGAAAACGGCAGGCATGAGAGAGCATGGACAGGTAACTGTGTGTCCATCGGACTCTCATTTGGATTCATCGAACCACTAGAATCTACAAGTCTCTTCAACACACACCATGGCATCCTTGCTCTCATGGACCTCCTACAGGAGGCACCTTTGCCTGGACAATTCCAGCGTGATCGTTTCAACCATAATCTCTGTGAGCATATGGACGGGTGGCGTGAGTTTGTAGAGGCACACTACTACTACAGTCGTCGCCGTGACACTCCATACTGGAATTACATCAGCGATGGTTTAGAGTATAATTTGACAGGCACCCATGAAGTCATTCAGTATATTATGAATGGCAACTCACCCATTACACATGGTGACACACCAGTCCTCCACATCCTTGCAGGATCTGGTTATACTACTGTCAACAAGCGACTCACTGAATACTTCCAGTATCCAGAGCTTGTTACTCGTCGCAAGGTCGATGAGTGGGCATACAAGCACCGACGTGTGCTAGAGTATGCCGAGACATGTCCCCACATGTCAGATTTCCTAGAGTCCACCTTCAATTACGGTTGACAAGATACGGAAAACCCTATATAGTAAGTTGTCGTTACAAAGCGACACATTTGACGCCTCACCGAGACTAAACAGCGTCATTAAATAACAGTCTCTCATACCTCCATCTGAGGGTGTTGGAGGAATACTACTAACACTGTTTCCCTGCAGTTATACTTACTCTCATTTCAAAATGACAACTCTTTCACAAAAAAGGCAACAATCTTCCTGGGAAAACTTTTGCTCCTGGGTAACGTCCACTGAAAACCGTCTCTATGTTGGTTGGTTTGGTGTATTGATGATCCCAACACTGTTGGCAGCAACTATCTGCTTCATCATCGCATTCATTGCAGCACCTCCTGTCGATATCGATGGCATCCGTGAGCCCGTTGCGGGATCGCTGATGTATGGTAACAACATCATCTCTGGTGCTGTTGTCCCGTCTTCCAACGCTATTGGTCTTCACTTTTACCCCATCTGGGAAGCCGCATCTCTTGATGAATGGCTTTACAACGGTGGTCCTTTCCAACTCGTAATTTTCCACTTCCTTATTGGCATCTTTGCTTATATGGGACGTGAATGGGAATTGTCTTACCGTCTTGGTATGCGTCCCTGGATCTGCGTAGCATACTCTGCTCCAGTCGCTGCAGCATCTGCTGTATTCCTCGTCTACCCCTTCGGTCAAGGATCATTCTCTGACGCAATGCCTCTTGGCATCTCTGGTACATTTAACTACATGCTTGTTTTCCAAGCAGAGCACAACATCTTGATGCACCCCTTCCATATGCTTGGAGTGGCAGGTGTCTTCGGTGGATCTCTGTTTAGTGCTATGCACGGTAGTCTTGTTACTTCTTCACTCGTCCGTGAGACGACTGAAACTGAGTCACAAAACTATGGTTACAAGTTTGGACAAGAAGAAGAGACGTACAACATCGTCGCAGCACATGGTTACTTCGGTCGTCTGATCTTCCAGTATGCATCCTTTAACAACTCTCGCTCACTGCATTTCTTCTTGGCAGCATGGCCTGTTATCGGCATCTGGTTTACCGCCCTCGGCGTCAGCACCATGGCATTCAACCTCAACGGTTTCAACTTCAACCAGTCCATCTTGGACAATGAAGGACACGTCCTCCCCACCTGGGCAGACGTGCTCAACCGTGCAGGACTCGGCATGGAAGTCATGCACGAGCGTAACGCCCACAACTTCCCGCTGGATCTTGCGGCAGCTGAGTCCACACCTGTGGCCCTGACTGCTCCCGCCATCGGTTGAGTTTAGTAACATACAACTTGTTAAGGGACCTTCGGGTCCCTTTTCTTTTTCACGTTTCTATGAAGTTTAGTAAAAGGTTAATTAAAAATGGTTGCATCTACATTACAACCAGCAAAGCGGGGGTGGTTTGATGTCCTGGATGACTGGCTTAAACGAGATCGCTTTGTCTTTGTGGGTTGGTCTGGACTACTTCTTTTTCCCACTGCTTATCTTGCCATTGGCGG